TAGCCTCTTCGTAGAGTTTTACCTCTTCCGATACGACCTTATTCAATCGTTGCAGATAGACCTTATTTTTAAGGCTCATCTTTTGCTTCAGAATACCGAGACTGATTACCTCGTCTCCTTCTTTTGTCTGCTTCGTAACTCCGTTTAGTTCGTAGTAAAGATTGATGATTTCGTGTAGTTTCATTTTTTAGGTATTTTAAGTAAATAGAAAAACTTAGATAATTGTCAGGCTCAACTGACCTGCACCCCAAGAATAAGCCCAATCGTTAGAGCCATCCCAAGAATCGTAATCAGCAGACAGAGTCAGGTTACCTTGAGCGACTTGCTCAGTAGTTTCGTTACCTTCTTGATCTACGTTTACTGCCAAGAGTTCGTAGTAGAAAGTAGCGGAATCTTCAAGGTTATCGAAGATAGAGTTCATATTGAACTTGGTAGCAGATTTTACTTGTCCGTTCTGCCATACGTTTACTGCTTGAATTGTTTTCATTTTTATTTATTTAAGAGTTAGTGTACTGCGACCCAATTAGTGCCATCGTATACGTTTAGTTTGTTGTTAGTAGTATCGTAAACCATAAGACCAGAAGCAGGAGTTCCGATAGCAACCATCTGAGCATTGGTCATCCGAGGAGGTAACATTCCCTTCGTTGTAGAATCAGCCTGAAGGATTGCGGATGCGTTAATTGTGGATGTTCCTACCCCTACTGAGCCGGATGTTGTACCGAATAAAACATTTCCGCTGACTGTTTGAATGGCAATGTGTGTTGCACCCGTTAATGAAGTAAGGGTTGGATTGTAAATTAAGCCTGTAACCGTTCCACTATATGTTCCAGTTGTGTTGTATTCAGGTACTATTGACATAAATGTATATGTCGCATTTCCTGATGTCGGGGAAAATCTTGAATTTCCTATGGTTCTAAATACATAATCAATTGCATTTCCTGATGTTGGTGAAAACAATGTAGATGAAGATGTAACAGGCTCAATGATTGTTCTTGTTCTTGCAACAGTTGGGTTAAGGTCTTGTCCTCCAAGTGAAAAAATAAGTGTATTTGTGGCTTGAGTCCACATCCGAATATTTGTTTGACTTGCATTAATTCCTGACCAAGAAGTCCCGTGTGTTAAACCATATCCATTCACATCAAATATCGAAAAATTGTTTGCAGTTGCGGATGCAGTCAATCTCATTTCAGCACCACCGGGATATGAAACTACTAATTGACGTGAACTTGTTGATGAAATAATTGCTTGACCCGTTACCTGAAGTTTCTGCCCTCCATCTACCGTTGAACCTAAAAGCAAATTGGCATTGTCAACGACTAAACTCAGATATGTTGCGTTTCCGATTGTCAGAACACGATTTGATGTCACACCGCTTGCGGATTGGGAAATGATTCCGTTATCTCTGTTGTCTCTTAATTGACTATCAAAACGCAAATTGGTTTGTGCGTATATTGAACCATTTGCACGAACAGCATAACTGCCTGTCGTAGTTGTTGTCCCAATAGATAGATTCCCTTGCAAATAGTTATTAGCAGTTCCCGCACCATACAATCCCCATCCGCTATTGTTACTCCATTCTATTGACCTCCAATCAGCAGCAGCAGTAAGAGTAGGATTGACATACAAACCTCGTGTGATTCCATTTGCACCGCCTGTTTGGTTGATGGTAGAGGTTATTGAGAGATTGTTATATGCAGCAGTTCCGCTTGTTGGTGCAAAACCTTTTTGAATTGATAAAATCGTTTGTATTCCACTTGTTGCTGTTGCAATAGTACCATTTATGTGTACAAATCCAGCGTTGGTTGATGTTTCTGTTGTTGTTACTCTTGAATTTAATGTAAGAAATAGACCATTTATATCTACATCACCACTTGATGCAACTGAAGAAGGATAAATACGGAATGCAGATGTTCCCTGTGTTCCTAATCTTAAATATCCATTATTAAGAATTTGCAATATTGCATTTGCATCACTATTCTGTACAGTCAAAGCAGTTGTTCCACTTGTGTTGCCACTTCCCTTGAATAAAACATCTCCTGTGACTTGAAGACGTTGACCGCCATCGACAATCCCATTTATGATTACATTGCCAGCACCATTGACAACAATCTTTGGAGATGATAAATCAGCAACATATATTTGGTATTGTCTTGATGCATTATTTATACCTCCTTCAAACTTAAATGCTGTTCTGCCTAAAAAATCAGGAGTCGCAAGTACGTTTGCATAAACATCAAAATTTGCTGCATTTTGATTAGCATTTGCGTTTGTTATTTCATAACGAGCAAATATCCCTTGTGATTGCCTTTGAGTATAAGTTACTGACGGTGCATTCGTACCAATTCCCAACCTACCATTTGCATTATCCCAAAACAAGTTATTGCTTCCCGATTGACTGCTTGTCCCTGTCCAATAGGCTACCTGACCAGATGTGCCAGAGCCACCGACCTTAGAATTAAACGTACTCCAATCAGCAGAAGATAAAGCACCACGATTAACCGCAGAAGCAGTAGGTAGATTAAACGTATGCGTAGAAGTAGTAGAAGAGATAGCGAAGTCTGTTCCGCTTGATCCTGTAGCGAAGGTCTGACTAAGAGCCGTTAATCCGTTAAGAGAAGTGATTCCGTTATCAGTCAATGTAGCATTAACCCAAGCCGTTCCGTTATATTGTAAAACTTGATTGCTTGAAGGAGTCGTTAAAGTAACATCAGAAAGTAAGTCTAAAGAGTAATCACCTTCAGTAGCGACAACCGCACCTGTTCTACCGAATACACTTGTAACAGGTACAGAGATAGATTGATTCACCCAATTTGTTCCGTCATAAACTAAAGCCTGACCATTGGTAGGTGAAGTAATTACAACACCATTCAAGTCACCGATAGAGGTAGAACTATCGATTAACGTATTCAAAGCAGCAAGAGTAGCCTTGAAGGAATATCCTGTACTTGGGTCTCCTACAATCATTAAGTCTGTCAGACTCGGAGTCCTTACACTTAACTCATTTATTTTTCTATTCGCCATTGTTTATATTTTAACTAGGATAACTAAAAGTAGAAGGCACGACACAACGATTCGCCAAGAAGGGTAAATCTAAAGTAATGTCAGCACGAACACCGGCTAACAAATCGGGAGTATCCTCAGTAAAGAAGTTAAGAGTAGCACTCAATCCCTCATCAAACTCAAAACTCTGTGATCTTAACTGAGCAATAATATCCTGACAAACCTCCAACATATCACTAAGAACCTCTGTCTCGTTAGTCTCTTCGTGTAGCATTCTATCGAAGAAATACAGAGAGAAATTCAGCACTAAGCTACGTTCTGCGATATTACCGCCTGTCAAATCAAAGTACAAAGAAGGATAGACATTATCACTTCCCCGACTTAGGTAGTCCGCTAAATCTCCGAAGTAGACGCTCTTTATCTGCTGATGAGCATTTGCGAGATTCGTTATTGTCTGTACGATGTTGTTGAGGGTCATACTTCTCTAAATATATTTTAAGCTTCTTTTGATTCTTTAGTGAGTAGGTTTTATTTGCCACAGCATCTATTTAGGTTACCTTGATATTTTTCTTCAAAAGTTTTACCTGCACAACAATCATCATCACCTAACCAAATCGAAGTCGTGTAAGCTTCGTTATCGGGAATGATAGTATCAACCCCTTGACCTGGATTATTGTACTCAGGGAACAAATTCTGACCGCTTTTCTCCATCAGATACTTAACCAATCTCTGCTTATAGAACTCAGCACGACTCTTGTATCTGTCGGCTACATCTATCATATCAGAAGCTGATGGATTCTCTTGCCCTTCGCCACTCTTACGGATCAATCCTTTGTTGTAGAATTGGTAGGACAAGCCCATCGGCAGTTCTGAAATAACGTAGTAAACTAAGCAAGGAGTAATATAAGTATCAATAAGAGCCGATTCATCGTTGGTCAAATCTTGATTCATTATCCCATCTTGCAGCCTATCGTACAAAGCAGAACCGAGAGCAGGAAGGATAAACATATCCTGAGCCGTTAGAATCTCAGGATTAATCAGCTTGTCATCTATATTAGAAGATAATCCAGTCCTTTCCTTAATTGTTTGAACTGATATAAATAAAATATTTCTGCTCATCTCACTTATTTTTACGGATTACAACCTTTGAAGTCCATTGATGTCTGCAAGAAGGAGAGTTAACTCCATCTCCCATATTCCACCATCCACCGCCTCTATCGAATACTGAGTATCCTAATCTGCGAGAAATAGATTCGATATCCGCTCGAGTATACAACCTATCCAACTGCATCAGCTTCGCACAGAAAGGACGAGAAGGATGAGCAGGAGTATTCCTTTCGTTTGTCGGTACGATTGATTTCCACTCGTAAGAATAGCGAACTAAAAAGGTAGTCTTTACAGGCTTATCTATGATCTCAGCCAGAGGCTTAGTTAACTTAGGAATACCTGCATCGTTAACTTTAATAACCTCCAACTCTTTTAGCTTATTAATCCGCTCTGTAATTACTGCGACATCCTCTTTGACCGCCTTTGCGATATCCTCGTATCCGATTCCTTTATTCTTAGCAATTACATCCAAGATTTTCTTATCTAAGGTATCATCGATTACCTCATCTCGGAACTTCAACTCTTGCTCTTCTAAATCACCGCTAAACACTTGGCGAGTAGCCAGAGCC